ATGGACCTCGCTCCGAAACTTCTCTACACCCGTCCCGAAGCCGCAGACATGCTCTCAATCTCAGTTTCCTCTCTCGACGTTTTAATCGGCCGCGGGATGCTTCGCGCCGTTCGCAAAGGTCGCCGCGTGCTGGTCCACAAAACTGAACTCGAACGAATTGCCCGCCAAAACATCCCAACGATCTGGCCAGCGAAAGAGCACGGGAAAACCGTCAACCGTCCCGAGGCTCACTCATGAATGTGCGCCTGACAAAAGTGGACGGGACGGAGATCGCACGGCTCGACGTGTATTCGTCGGTCGACGTGATCGTGTGGGGAAAAGAGAAGCCGCGGTACTTCGTCCGCATCGGCACCGACACGTTCCGCGAGGCGGTCGTGGCATTTGTGAATCCGCCGAGCGAGAAGGAGGGCTGAGTGTGTAGTCAGGTCAAAAAACAAAAAAGGAGAAAAAAGAAAATGAACACAACCGCTTCATCACCGCCATCGCCGGCTCCGTGGGTCACCGCTCTCGTGAACCAGGCGCAGGCCAACGAGGACGCTGAGGACTCCGCTGACATTGTGATCAACGGAATCGCAAGCCAGATCTCGACCGCCGTCGCCAACGCCACGGGATTATCCGATGCTGACAAGGCGACGCTGCAGGGTCTGGCCGCTCAACTAAAGGCGCACTCGGATCCGCTCTCCGCTGCGATCGTCGCCAACACACCGGCGGCGCCGGACGCGACCGACACCGCAGGCTCCACGGGTTAACACTAACAAAGGGCCGCTGGCAGACCGTCCCGACAAATGTCTGCCGAAAAAAAATGAACGGCAAACTCTGGACGCCCGCTGAAGATGCTTTCCTTCGCGGCAACGGCACGCACGACAAGACCGGAGTGGCGTCGGTCCGTCGACCGGAGGTGAAGTCTGCAGCGCAGACCTGAAAACTGGGATTCCGAGTTCGGACGCTTCGTGAAGTCCTACGGAGTTCTCCTGCTCGCCACGCGCCTGCACGTGGATCCCTCGGCTGTGTACCACTGGATTGCGGGCAGCTCGAGCCCGCATCCGTCGAACGCTTTCGCGATTCAGCGGCTCGCTAAGCGCCGCCACATCGCGCTCTCGCTCGACAAAATTTACGAGCGTTTTCAATCCGCACGCTAGGAGGAATCGATGGTGGAGCAGGAAGAGGTCAGTCTGGGAAATCTTTGCAACGGTGCGATCGAGGAAGTCTTTCAGCGCGAGCTGGCATCGATCCTCGCAAACATCGCCGACGTCAACACGGATCCCGAAGCGAAACGAAAAATCACGCTCGAGTTCACGCTGGAGCCGTTCGCGGACCGCTCCGGCGCCGAGGTCACCTTCGCCTGCAAGTCGAAGACGGTCCCGGTCGAGGCGGTCAAGGGCACGGTGTTCCTGCAGCGGAAAGGCCTGGTGATGGTCGCGATCCCGCACGACCCTCGGCAGGTTCGGATGTTCGACGGCAAGCTCGCCGGCGCAGGTGAAAAACCGAGTTAGGCCATGCAGCAAAAATTCAAACAGGAGGCACAGATGCTCAGTGAGTTCGTTTCAAAAATTTTGACGCTCGCCATTCCAAACCAGGTCCAGCTCGACAAGCTGGTCTACGTGGACAAGACGGTCAAACTGCTCTCGCCGCCGATCCCCGCGGAAATCGACCAGATCGTTTCGACGTTCATCTTTCGCGCGCGCGTGCAGAACAGCGTGGTCAATCTCGCTCTGTTCGAGGGCGACGGCGGTCGCTGGCGTCTTGCGGCGGTCGCTGCGATCAAGGCGTGGCTGGCCAGTCGAATCACGGCTTCACCGATCATCAGCTAAAAACAAATGCCCAAAATTCCCGGCATCTTCGAGCGTCCGAAAAAGAGCGGCGTCTGGTGGATCTCGTACTGTGACACGGAAGGAATGCGTCACCGCGAGAAAATCGGCCGGCGAGCACTGGCTCTGGACAAAGTGTCGCAGCGGCGCTCGGAGATCCGCGAGGGGCGCTACATTCCGCCAACCAAGGGAGCGCGCATCACCTTCCGCGAACTCGCGCAGGCCGCGATGACGCAGAAGAAATTGCGGCTCGCTCTTTCGTCCTACAAAACCGACACGATGCGGCTCGCGCAGCTCCTGCCGCTCATCGGCCACGTGCCGGCAGACCGGCTCACGCCCGACCGCGTGGAGGAAGCGCTCGCCCGTTTGATCACGTCGCGCAATCTGACGGGATCCACGGTCAACCGCTACCGCTCGCTCATCAGCAGCATCTACGCGTTCGCTCTGCGCTCCGGCCGCATCGCGGTCAACCCGGTTTCCCGTGTGAAGAGGTATCGCGAGAACGACTCCCGGATCCGATGGCTGAAGCCGACCGAGGAGGCGGCGATCAGGGTTGCCATTGATCATCTGGCGCACGAGTCGGAGTTCGATCTCGCGCTTCACACGGGGATGCGGCGCGGCGAGCAGTTTCTACTTAAATGGAAAGATTGCGACCTCGAGCGGGGAATTCTGACGGTCAAAGGGAAAACGGGCCGGCGTCACATCGTGGCGAATCGCTCGGCGCTGAAGGCGCTGCGCACGCTCAAGTCGCTGCAGCCCGAGGATGCTGTGTTCGTTTCTCCCGATGCGACCGAGAACGCCACGCGCGACTGGCGCCGCTGGCTCGAGGCCGCGGTGAAGAAGGCCAAGGTCGACGACTTTCATTGGCACGATCTGAGGCACACGTTCGCTTCGCGCCTGGTGATGCGCGGTGTCGACATCCGAACGGTGCAGGAACTTCTGGGCCACAAATCAATCGTCATGACGATGAAGTACGCGCACCTCGCGCGTGATCACCGGCAGGCGGCGGCCGAGAAGATGAACGACAAGGAGGCACGACCAATGGACGGAAAAAAAGACGACAAAGGCGGCAAGGACAAGGGCGGGAAGGACGGCGGTAAGTAGCTCGGACCGCGAGCAGCTCGGGGGAACTGCGGATTCTCGAGCTGCTCGCCAATTTCCGATGAGCGTGAGGATTTGTTGCCGTTGCTCGAAGCGCACGACGAGGTTCACTTGTTCAAAATGCGGGCACCGGATCTGCCGGTCCTGCAGGAAAGCTCGGCTATGAAGTCGACGGTGTGCTGCAAATGTTCGCGGCGGATGTTCAAGCTGGAATTTATTTGTCCGCGTTGCGGGCATCGGCTCTGTGGCGAATGCAAGGGAGCGAAGCGAGGGCTGTGAAGCTGACCGATCTGAATCCGGTGTGGACGACTCCCGAAGGCGGCAGGGAGCCGAACGGTGTACGGATCCTCGTGATCGACTGCCCGTGCGGATCCGGGCATCGACATCGGGTCCGGCTCGGGCAACCGGGCATGAGCTCGTTCACCGACAACGAGACCGGCGTGTTCGTGTTTCAGTGCAGCACCTACGATCTCGCCGGCATGACGATCTACCCGTCGCTCGACTGGGGATGCTGGCACGGCTTCGTGAAGGAAGGCGAGACCATCCGCAAAGGAAAAGTGAAGCCGTGATCGACGCGCGCACTTTCGATTTCATCGTCGCGTGTCTCGCGCTGGTGGGTTTCCTCGCGACGGTCGCTCAGTGGATGGAGACGGCAGGCACCTGTTTTGTGCTCGTGAGTTTTCTGACGCTCTGGAGGTTGAGCCGTGGCTGAACTACTCGGGCTTCGGCTTCGGAAAGCGGTACGCCTCGTTCTCCGCGTAGGCTTCCCTTTCTTCTGGAGGTATGTGCGCGCCGTCGCGCAGTCGCACGAGGACGCGCCGTTGCTCATCGTTCTCGGCGTAGGACTCGAGCGGACCGGGAAGGTCGATGCCGTCAATAATCTCGGCCATCAGGTCGAGAAGCGTCTGGCAATCGGTGGCGCTGAAGCTGGTTTTTGGTCCCGGCATGGGCGTCAGTATGGCAAAAAAATCGTGGCACTGCTAGTGGCACCTGACGGGAACGGGGGTTTTGACGCTGTGTAAATCGTGCGCTCTGAGCGGGCTGGAGCCGCACAGTTCGCACACGCAGGACTACGAGTCCTGTGGATTTTGGCACCTGGAGGCTGAAATGGACAAGGCAGAAACCGGGCGAGGCGGCTACGAATTCGACCCGTCTCTCCGCGGAACGAAAGGGAAACCTCCGGCTCCCACGGAGGCTCCTGGTGCGAAGGAGGGGCCGATTCCGCGCCACTGCTACAGGTCCTACGGACTAAACGATTTCACTTGTCAGAAATCCTACGGACACGATGGTGAATGCGGACCACGGAATTCGTCTGAGGGGCAGCATCCCGCTCAGGCGATAGTCGGCGCAGATGCGCGAGGACCTGCTTCACCAGCACATCCGGGGACGAAAAGTACAGGTGAGAATCCTGACCGCTCCGTCCCCGAGCCGCCGGCGCGAAACGGACGGGATTTTAGCGTCACCTACGACGATCTCTGCGAACTGAGCCGAGTGTTCAACCGAGGCGGCGATTTGAGCAAACCGCAGCACGTGAAGATCAACGAATGGCTGAAGGCGGCTATCGGTGCTTCCGCGCCGATGAAACCGCGCCCGAATCTTGAGGGGAGATGGGTGACGTGCGACGCCTGCCCAGAGCCGCATCGGTGGACGCCGTTCTGCGCGATCGCGATGCTCGTGCCCGAGGACTGGCCGGTTGGCTGAGGAGGCGGTGATGAGCGAGCGAACAAATTGGGGAGAGGAAATTACGACCGCGCTTCAGGTCCCGCGCGGGTTGCTCGAAGTCGCCGGCCAGGACGGTCCGTGGATTGTGTCGGGCAATCCGTCGGAGAAGCAAATGATTCTGATGGCGCTCGCTCTGACCTCGCTCACTTTTCCCGGCTGGGATCACGAGCTCTCTCTGCTCGCTGCCAGGTTCGGCGGATTCGCCATGTTCCAGGAGCTGAAGCGCTATCGCCGCGGCGCCGGCTCGCCGGATCCGGCGAAAGGCCACGACAATTTTTGAAGGAGGCGGAAATGAACAGCAACAGAGGCGGCGAGGGGTCTGAGCCCGCCCTGCGGAGACGGAATGACCGAGTGAAAGAAGCAGAGGCGCACATGAAAAAAGAGAACCTGTTGGTCTCCTGGGTCGACAGAGGCTTTGAGCCAACCTGTGAACCAGATCCGCGCTTTCCGAACGGGGTTGACCTGGACCTCACGACTGGGCAGGTCCGCACGTGCCAGACCGCGCTTCCCTACCCGGCGAGACGTTGCGGATATTTTGTCGTGAACTGTTCAGCGTGCGGCCTGCAGGCGGTCGTGACGACCGCGGGTCGGCGCGACGATCCCCGCTCGATAAAAGTCGCGTGCAAGAGCAACGCCTCGAATCACGACGACGTTCAGGACGCTGCGCAGGGTGAGCGGTAATGGCGCAGGCAATTCTCATCTGCCGACCCTGCTGGGAGCGAAACCGTAGTCGTGTTCCGTCTCGGAAGACCGTTGCCGGCACGCCGATGTGCGGCGATTGCCTAAGTGGGCGCGGAATCCGCTCGAAGCCAGCATTTATTCGCAAGCCCAACTTCGATGAGGCGAAATTTCGGGCCGATATCGAGGCACACCAAAAATCGGAAGTTCGAGCCCGCATGAGTGCTGCGCGCCGGAAGGCGTGGGCCGATCCGGAAGTTCGAGCCCGCATGAGTGCTGCGCGCCGGAAGGCGTTGGCCGATCCGGAAGTTCGAGCCCGCATGAGTGCTGCGAGCCGGAAGGCGTGGGCCGATCCGGAAGTTCGAGCCCGCATGAGTGCTGCGCGCCGGAAGGCGTGGGCCGATCCGGAAGTTCGAGCCCGCATGAGTGCTGCGAGCCGGAAGGCGTGGGCCGATCCGGAAGTTCGAGCCCGCATGAGTGCTGCGAGCCGGAAGGCGTTGGCCGATCCGGAAGTTCGAGCCCGCATGAGTGCTGCGAGCCGGAAGGCGTTGGCCGATCCGGAAGTTCGAGCCCGCATGAGTGCTGCGCGCCGGAAGGCGTGGGCCGATCCGGAAGTTCGAGCCCGCATGAGTGCTGCGCGCCGGAAGGCGTGGGCCGATCCGGAAGTTCGAGCCCGCATGAGTGCTGCGCGCCGCCGATATCAACGTGCGCTGCAACGGGCATGGAAGATGCTGTCCGAAAACGATCGGCAGAAAATTCTCAACGACGAATCGTAAGGAGGCAGTTCATGAAGCCAAGCATCGGGCGGATCGTGATCTACAACCATCCGGGTTCGCGCGACGGGAAGTACCCGCCGCAACAATCCCCGGCAATCATTCAAAACGTCGCCGCCGACGGCACCGTGCGGCTGTTCGTGTTCGGGCCGAAAGGCCAGCACATGGACGAAGGACTCACGCAGGGCGACGGACCGTGTCAGTGGAACTGGCCGGAGCGCGTTGCCGGCATCGAAAAACTTTGATTCGGGTTTCGGACTCGGCGTTCCCTAACGCCGAGCGCCTAGAGCCTCCTACCGGAGCGACTTCCGAAAAATCCGGTTACACGGCGGGATCTTCAGAAGGGGGGATCCCGCCGCAAAAACTTTGGTGTGCGGCGCTGCGGTGCGGGCGCCCGGCTTTTCGTTTGGAGAAGTACTGCTGGCGACATCTGCCGGCAGCAAGGAAACGTGAGTACTCAGGAGCGACGTGGTGAGTCCGTGCTCATGGATAAAACTTCCGGGCGGCGGTGTCGCGATCGTGAAGCACGCGAAGGGACGGACTCCGAAGTGCCGTTTCTGTCCGCGATGGAGTTCAAAGCTCTGCGACTTTGTAGTGGGTAAGACTCTGGGCGGTGATCCGATCACTTGCGATGCTCCGATCTGCGACGCTTGCGCACGGCCTTTCGGACCCGAACAGGACTTGTGCCCAAACCATTCAAAGTAGGAGGCACCATGAAAAAAACCTGGAAGATTGGGGACGCCGTTCGTTTCGCGCACCAGCTTGCATCGGGTCCGACCTACCGCATCACGGGATTCGCGCCCGACGGAATGGTTACGCTCGACGGGCTGCCGGGTGAATACGCTCCGCACCTGTTCGTCGAGCAAAGTCCGAAAGTGACGCGGTCCGATGTCGACGAGTTCTCCCGGAAAGTCCGAGGTCCCAAATGAAGAAAAAAAATCAAGCGCCGAGGCGACGGTTGACAGCTAATCGGCCGCGCGGCGTCTGCAGGTTCTGCGGTTGCACGGAGCACAACGCTTGCCTCATCGGACTGCTCGACGACGAGGCCTGCGCGTGGGCCGATTCGACGCAGACGCTTTGCACCAATCCGAAATGTCTGGCGAAAGCGAGGAGGGTAGCGTGAGGGCAGTCGACAATCTGAAAAACCACATGACCGCGGCGACCATGAACGACCGTTGGGAGACGCTCACGGAAATCATCAGCGCGATGCGCAAGGATTACGGACTCCGGCTCTCGCGCGTCGACGCCATCGCTTACCTGCAGGAGCTGGCGAAGGATGGAACGAGGAATCTCGCTTCGCGCTTTCGGACTGGTGCCGGCAACGTGAAGGAGTTCCGGCTCTACGTGCGCGAAATCGCAGCGATGGAGACGTCGCTACCGCAGCAGGAATATCTGCTGCGATCCCGGAGGTCGAAATGAACGAGACTCGCTACCCGCTTTCCTGGCCGCAGGGCTACAACCGAACGCCGAAAATTAAGCGCACGCGCGCGCAATTCGGGAAGTCGGAGACCGTGTCGAATTCATCGGGCGGGAGCTGGCAGACGAAAAGATCGCTTTCGGTGTGGGAGGGAGTTCTCCGCACGACGAACGAGCTGCGCAGGTTCAAGGTCGCTGATTCGGACATCATCATCTCGACGATGATCCCCGTCCGGCTCGACGGAATTCCGCGCAGTGATCGAGCCGAGCCTGCGGATCCGGGCGTTGCGGTCTACTGGAAGAATCCCGCCGGCAAGAGGCAATGCATGGCCATCGACCGCTACGACCGCGTCGCCGACAACCTCTCCGCAGTCGCCGCAACTCTTGAAGCGCTTCGCGCGATCGAGCGTCACGGCGGCGGTGCGATCCTCGACCGCGCGTTTCAGGGATTCGCTCAGCTCCAGGCTGCAGGGAAACCGTGGCGCGAAGTTTTGGGTTTCCCACCCACGATGAATCCGGTCATGGAACTCGTGGAGAACGCCTTCCGCGCACTCGCCAAGAAATGCCATCCCGACATCGAAGGCTCGCACGAGCGGATGATTAAACTCAACCGCGCGCGAGCTGAAGCGATCGAGGAACTCTCGCGTTGAAGACGCAACCCATCTCGTGGCCGTTCCCGTGTCGCTTCGATCGGGCGCGCTATTCGGATCTGTACCTGATGAGTCACCTCACCGAGGGAATGGTTCAGTCGCAGATCCTCGAGCTGCTCAGGACCTACCGCGTCGACGCCGTTCCGATCGATGCCGGCGGACGACGTCAGCGCGGCCGGATGATGGCGGCTGCTGCCGCTGCAGGTGTTTCGATGGCTGGAGTTCAAAGCGCAAAGACAGGATCTGCGATCCCGTCAGGCTTTTCGGATATCGAGGCCACGCTCGCGCCATACGGCCGCGCGGTCTACATCGAGGTCAAATCACCCGCGTGGACCGATCAGCGGAAAAAAATCGTGAGAGCTGCCGGCAAACCGTCCGCAGATCAGATCGATTTTCTTTTGCAAAAGCATCAGCGCGGCGCGCTGGTGATGGTCGCCTGGTCTTCGCTCGACGTTGAGGAGTACATCGGCGAGCAGCTCCTGATGAATGTGAGCTCGCTCGGACAATCTCAGGTCATGGATGCGGACGTCTAAATTTCGCTATGTCGCCATCGATCCGGCGCGCGCTGACGGCAAACACATCCGAGCGATCGGCAAGGCTGCAGGTCTGTTCGATTTTTTGATTGATCACCAGACCGATTCGGAGGGTTGGGTGCAGTACGGAAAACTCATCAGCTACTCGTGGATTGAAGCGCGACTGCCGAATTTTCCGGGCCGGCGAACGCTCGAGCGATGGATGGCTCGGCTCCGCGATGGCGGCTATGTCGAAGTTTTCGCGAGCCGACCCGAGCACGGGATGTACGTTCGAATCGTGAACCAGTTCAAGTTCCCGAAGGTCCAGCTCCCGCTGTTCCCGCAACCAAAGCCGCTGTCGATAACCAGTGGGAAAGCCGGCGCAAATCCTGTGGAAATCGACCGTCATGGGAGTACTAACCTCCCGACAAAAGTGGCGGCAGCCTCCCGACAAAAGTGGCGGGACTCTTCCTTATATTACGAAGAAGTCGATGAACAGAGATCCGGCGGCTCCGCCGCCGAAACGCCCAACACCGGAGGTGAAGCTGTGGATATCGAGCAGGATTTTAAGGCGCTCATTCAAAGGCTTGCTGCTGCGAAATCTCTCAGCAGCAAACCCCAGCTCGTCGAGATGTCCGACGAGCAAAAGCAAACGCGACTCGACCTGCTCCACGAGCAGGGTCGAGCGTGTTTGGAAAAACTCAAAGCCTCCGGTTGAGGGAAAACAAAATGCCACTTCCAACAGCTCGCGCGGATCTGGTCGCCTTCGGCTACCAGCATCTCATCGACACCAAACCAGGCGGAGCTCACTGCTCCGCCTGCCACGTTCCTATCGAGTGGTGGCAAACACCGAAAGGAAAAAAGATGCCGTTCAGAGCCATCGTGACCGATGGCGTTGAACGACTGATTCCGCACTTCAGCGATTGCCCAAAAGCGGATCAGTTCAGGAAGAAGAAGTGATCTGGCGACTCTACGTTCTGCTGTCGCTGGTGATCGTCTGCGGTGCGCTGTTCAAAAAAAAGGAGAACTGAAAATGGAAAAAATCCACATCACCCCGATCCTGCTGTCCGTTCCGCTCATCGCCATCATCCTCGGCCTGGTGATCTACTTCGGCACTAAGGAGGGCAAGGCGTCGGCGGTCGGTTACGCGATTTTCGTTGTCGGTTTGTTTTTGATGCTGTGGATTGCGACGTTCCGCGCATGAAGATCAAGGTCGACATCGACACCAACGATCTCGTGAAGCTGGTTTCGCTCACGCTCCGCCAGCTCCCATACGCCACAAACAACGCGATCACTCGAACGGCGAAGGAAGCCGTCTCTGCAGGCCAGAAGGAACTCGAGGCGCATCTCCAGATCCGCAAAAACTTCATCCTGAAGCGCGTGAAGATTTTGCAGTACTCGAAGGTCGGAAATCTGACGGCGATCATCGGCATCGATTCCAAGGTTCAAGGTTCGCCGCTGATTCTCGGTTTCCTCGAGGAAGGCGGCACCAAAGAGCCATCGATCGGCGAAGGCATCGCGATCCCGATCACTGGCGAAGCAGCGCGTCCGACTTTCGCGCAGAGCATTCCGTCTGGTTTGAAATACGCGAATCTCGCGTTCGCAAACAACAAAGGAAAAAAGCGGACGTTCATCATCCCCGACGTCGGTGTTTTTCAGCGCATCGGACCAGGCAAGGAAGGAACGGTTTTGATCTATTCGTTCAAGCCGTCAGCGCGACTGCCTGCACATTTTCGGTTGCGCGAAGCGATGGTCGCAATCATCGGCCAGCGTTTTGCTGCGATCTTTACCGAGGAATTTGTTCGCGAGATCCTCCAAAAGGCTAGAAGGTGAATCCCAAACTCATGAAGCTGGCCGGAAAGCGATTCGGAAGGTGGACAGTTCTGCGATTGGCTCGAATAAGGAACGGTCGAAGCCGTTGGCGATGTGAGTGTAAGTGTGGCACTCGCAGAATCATCACCGGCGGAAACCTGAAGTACGGCGTGTCGAGAAGCTGTGGCTGCCTGAAGTCTGAGATCCATTCCCGTCGACTTCTCGCTAACCCCATCGGCACCACTCACGGAATGTGCTACTCGCCTGAATACATCGCCTGGGACGGAATGATTCAACGCTGCACGAATCCGAAGAACCGGGCCTGGCTCTACTACGGAGCGAGAGGCATCCGCGTCTGCAAGCGCTGGCTACGATCATTCGCTGCTTTCTACGAGGACATGGGGAGACGTCCTCGTTGCCGTTCGCTGGACCGCCGCAACAATGACGGCAACTACTCGCCTCGCAACTGTCGTTGGGCGACGAAGGCCACGCAGATGCGGAACAAACGGCAGCGGCGATCTCGCAGGAGGGTGGCCTTAACTTGTCCTGCAGGTGCAGGTTCGATTCAAAGCGGGCAGTGGCACGGGTTTCTCACGAATGGAGTTCTCAGTGACCAACGACGGCAGTGACTTCGATGTCTATGTGTCCGATGGCGTGCTCGTGGAAGTCCAGCGCGGTCGTGCTCTCACGATGGCTCGCTCTTTCACCGTGGATTACGACGGTCCGATCCAGCAGATGGTTCACGGTGAGGTGATGACTCCGTCTAGCAGTCACACTGTCACTCCAAGTCCTTGTCCACCAACGCGCCGCGACCGATTGATTGCCTGGATTGTTTTTGCTGCTGTCTTTGTTCTCGGCGCGCTCGTTGGTCTGGCGATGGCGAACGTCCTGCGAAAGTGGTGACCGCTTTTTCTTCGCCCTGGTTTGGGTCCTGCCGGGGGGATGCCGCCGCCGAGGGTCACGGCGAGGCCGAGGGGTGTCCTGCCACTGAAATTTTTTGACGGACTTGACTTTAGTTTTTCGACTTGGGTAGCACGGAGAGCGCTGGTATGAAAATTCAGATGTGGAGCGTCGACAGAGTCATCCCCTACAAGAGAAATCCGCGGCGCAACGAGGACGCCGTCGCAAAAGTTGCAGCGTCCATCAAGGAGTTCGGTTTCAAGCAGCCCATCGTGGTGGACAAAGATTCGACGATCGTCGTCGGCCACACGCGACTGCTCGCTGCGCTCCGGCTCGGCATGAAGGAGGTCCCGGTCCACGTCGCGAGCGATCTCTCGGCCGCGCAGGTGAAGGCCTACCGTCTCGCCGACAACCGAGTCCACGAAGAAGCGGAGTGGGACGAGGAGCTGCTCGCGCTCGAGTTGGGCGATTTGTCCAAGCTCGGATTCAATCTCGAGGCGACCGGCTTCGACGCCGACGAAATCAACGAGCTGCTGAACCTCGAGCAGGGCGGTCTGCTCGCAGGCGTGGACGAAGACGCGGTCCCGGAGACGCCGGCGAAACCCACGGCGTTCACCGGCGAGCTCATCACGCTCGGGAAGCACCGCGTGATCTGCGGCGACTCCACAGATCCGTTCATCATCGAAAAACTTTTCGCTGGCGCGAAGGCCGACGTGATCTTCACCGATCCGCCGTACAACGTGAACTACGAAGGCGGCGCGGGGAAAATAAAAAACGACAACATGGCCGACGACAAGTTCCGGCACTTCCTCCGGCGCGCGTTCGGCGTGATGTTCCGCATGCTGAAGGACGGCGGCGCCGTCTACGTTTGCCACGCTGACACCGAGGGACTCAACTTTCGCGGTGCGTTCAACGAAGCCGGTTTCAAACTCGCCGGCTGCCTCATCTGGTGCAAGGACTCGCTGGTGCTCGGCCGCTCCGACTACCAGTGGCAGCACGAGCCGATCCTCTACGGCTGGAAGCCGACGGGATCTCACAAGTGGTACGGCGACCGGAAGTCCACGACCATCTCCGAGTTCATGCTGCAGGCTCCGCTCACGCAGGTCGAGCCGAATCGCTACCGGCTCCGGCTCGGCGATCAGTGGTTTGAAATCCGCGGCGAGAAAATCGCGATCGAGGAACTCGAAACGACCGTGATCAAGATCCCGAAGCCGAAGCGCTCCGACGAACACCCGACCATGAAGCCCGTCGCGCTCATCGACAAGTTCCTGAAAAATTCCACACGGAAAAAAGACCTGGTGTTCGACGCGTTCGGCGGCTCCGGCTCGACGCTCATCTCGTGCGAGAAGCTCGGGCGCACTGCGTACCTCTGCGAGCTGGAGCCGAAGTTCGTTGACGTCATCGCTCTCCGCTGGGAGCAGGCCACGGGGAAAAAAGTAAAACGCGATGCCTCTAACTGATATCAGCCGCGTGGCGCAGGCTCTGAACCTCACGGAGTCGCGCGTCCATCAGCTCGTGAAGGAAGGGCTGCCCAAGGAAGGCCGCGGCCAGTACGACGCGGTGAAGTGCATGCTGTTTTACATCCGGTACCTGCAGGCGGCGCTCGAAAAGAAAGCCGTGCCGATGCCGGACGGCGCTTTCGCCGGCGAGCGAGAAGAGCGCGTGCGGCTGCTCCGGGCCGACGCGGACATGCGCGAGATCGAGCTCGCCAAGGAACGCAGCCAGCTCGTAACGATCGAGGACGTCGAAAAAGAAATGGCCGATCTGATTTTGACCACCAAGGCGCGCGTCATGGCCGTCGCTCCGCGCGTCGCGCCGGAGGTGGTCGGTGAGACTTCGCGCGTGATGGTTCAGGCCAAGATTGAAAAATCCTTAAAGGAAGCGTTACTCGGTCTTTCGAAGCGAGGAGGCAAACAAAATGCAGGGGAAGCGGCTCTGCCTCAGGGGACGACGAGTGGGGCGGTGGAAGGTCCTCCAGTTCGCAGGAACAAACCAGGTCGGTAGAACGCTGTGGCTTTGCCGATGTAAATGCGGAACAGAGCGGGTCGTTTCGGGAGCGCTGCTCTCCAACGCGAGTTCCCAATCTTGCGGTTGCCTGCGAGACGAAAAAGCGACAACGCACGGGTTGTCGGGTTGCGGCGCCCATCGATCGTGGGCCGCCATGCTTCGACGATGCACGAATCCGAACAGCTCGAACTACAAATATTACGGAGGAAGAGGAATCAGAGTCTGTGTGCGCTGGCGGCGCTCCTTCGCGGCATTCTATGCGGACATGGGGAAGCGTCCGCAGGGGAAATCCATCGATCGTCGCAACACCAACGGAAACTATACCCGACGCAACTGCCGCTGGGCGACGGCTCTGACCCAATCCAGGAATCGGCGGCGATGCAGGTAACCACTCACGCGTCCGCAGCCATGAATTTCCAGGCGATGCTTGACCGAGCCTGGCAGCACTACGAACCGCCTCCAGACCTGTCGGTAAGCGAGTGGGCGATCCGCAACCGCGTGATGCCGAAAGGCACGACTTCGCGGCCGGGTCCGTTCAAACCGGAAACGTTCCAACTGGAAATGATGAACGTGATACTTGACCCACTCGTTCACGAGATTGTTGTCATGAAGTGCACGCAGGTGGGCTACTCCGATGCGGTGCTGAACAACGTCGTGGGCTATTTCGTAGATTGTGTGCCGCTGCCCATGATGTTGGTGCAGCCAACGATCGAAAACGCCAACCAATTCGGCAAGAAGAGAATCACACCAATGATTCAGTCATGCCCTGCCCTTCGATCCAAGATCAAGGATCCCACTGCGCGGCGGTCTGGGAACACTCTGCAGTTGAAGGAATTCCCCGGCGGATTCCTGAAGCTGACAGGAGCGAACTCCGGCGCCGGTCTCCGCTCCGATCCCGTGCCCATCGTTCTGTTCGACGAGATCGACGGCTATCCCATCGACGTCGAAGGCGAAGGAGATCCCATCGCCATCGGCACGCGCCGCACCGACTCCTACGCCGATTACAAAATCGTGAAGGGATCCACGCCGGCGAAGCCCAAGGGGATCTCGCCGATCGAGCGCGACTTCGAGCGCAGCGACAAGCGGCGCTTCTACGTTCCCTGCCCGTTCTGTTCGCTCGAGCAGGTGCTGTGGTGGAGGGATCCGCAGTCGAAGGAGTACCGCCTCTACTTTGAAACCAACTCCGACAACCAGGTGGACGCGGCGAGCGTCGCCTACGTTTGCTCCGGCTGCAAAGCGAAAATTCCCGAGCGCTTCAAACAGCAGATGCTCAACGCCGGCAGATGGATTGCGGAGTTCCCGGACCGCCCGGTCGTGGGCTTCCACTTGAACGCGCTCTACTCGCCGTGGCGCGAGAACTGGTTTCAGCTCGCGCAGGAGTGGCACGAGGCCAACCTCGAAAAAAATCCCGAGAAGCTGAAGGCGTTCATCAATCTTCGACTCGGCGAAACGTGGGAGGAGCAGGGCGACTCGGTCGAAGCCATCACGCTGAAGGCACGTCTCGAACCGTACCAGGCGGAGGTGCCCGACGGCGTGGGCCTGCTCACCGCGAGTGTCGACGTGCAAGGCGATCGGCTCGAGGCCGTGGTGAAAGGCTGGGGGGACAAAGAGGAATCGTGGCTGATCGCCTACCAACAATTTTTCGGGGATCCCGGACAGGAGGCGGTGTGGCTCGAGCTGGACTCGTTCCTGCTCTCGAGCTGGGAGCACGGATCCGGGCAGAAAGTGAAAATCACTTCGACCATGATTGACTCCGGCGGTCAGCACACCGACTCGGTCTACAAATTCGTGCGCGCGCGGCAGGGCCGGAAGATCTTCGCGCTGAAAGGCTCGAGCGAAGCCGCCAAGGAGATCCTCGGAAAATTTTCGGTAAACAACACCTACCGCGTGAAGCTCTGGACCATCGGCACCGACACCGCGAAGGACCGCATCTTTGCTCGCCTGAAAATCCCGCAGCCAGGACCAGGATTCATGCACCTGCCCGACTTCATCGAGGATGAGTACCTCGCGCAGCTCACTGCGGAGAAGGCGATCCGCCGCTACAAACGCGGCAGGGGCACGGTCCGCGAGTACATCAAGATCCGCGCGCGCAACGAGGCGCTCGACCTCGAGGTCTACGCGCTCGCCGCGCTCTACGTGCTCGGCCAGGCCGTGCTCCGCAAGCTCGGGGAGCGGGCTGAGGCGCTCCGCAAGCCGCCAACCGATCCCCCCGATGGAGGCTCAGGTGGGTCATCGTCCGGCGGAGGTGGGTCTCCAGGCAGGCCAGGCGGCGGCTCCAACTGGGTTCAGAGCTGGCGTTAAACCCCTGTATTGAAAGAAAAGTTAACTGGTACTTTAGTACTATTGTGGGGAAACTTGTGGAGGGGTACTCTGAAGGGGAAGTCGGGACCCCCGGACGCGCAAACGTCCGAAGGCCCCTAACCGACAAAGTGAGGTCAGTCACCATGACGGCTAACAAAAGCCTACCAGATTCACCTTCCCAACCAAACGCCATCTCCGAGTGCGAACGTCGCGCGCAGGTTCCCGAGAGAGTAGCCGTGTACCTCGGCAGCAATCGCTCGCCGTGGAAGCGCTTCCTTGATCTCTTCAGAGCGGGGAAGTCGTGATCTTCGCGACCAACGAATTCGTCGAAATCCTTGAGGCTGCGGCGGCGTGGCAGAAAGAGCGCGCGGCGTTCAAGCGGGAGTGGCTCCACGATCTGGCGGAAGAAATGACGCGAGCGTTCGAGGGGCCAATCTCGTGAAGGTCATTTCGATCACGCGCGGGAAACCTGCCGTCCGCAAGCTCAGCATCGCGCACGAGAAGGTACTGACGGATTTCTTTTGGGAGACCTTGTGTCTTCTCGACGTGTTGCGGAAGCGGATTGGTCCGGTCGTCGCAGACGGAATTATAGAACTAAGACGTCAGTGCGCGGCTGATGTTGCGGCCCAGGAACAGGTACCACCGACTTTAGAGCACGATCAGTTCACACTTTGACTGGAGGATGTCATGAAAAATACTTACATCTTGAAGCAATTTACGGCACTACTCGCCATCGCGATCTTCTTCTCTTCGCCAATTGTTGCGCAGGAATCGAAGCCGCTCTTAGTCACGATACCCGAAGGGACTCAAATCTCGGCGCGCCTGGTGAACCAACTGGACAGCGGTCAGGTCCACGTGGGCGACGCGGTGACGCTGGATGTCCTGGAAGACCTGAACATCCAAAACGAAACCGTCATCCCGCACGGCTCGATAGTCATGGGCCATGTGGTTGCAGCAAAAGGAGCTCGCAAAATGGGACGCGGCGGGCAGCTTGAGATTTCATTTGAAACGGTAACTGCAGGCGATGGCACGAAGGTTCCGGTCAGCGGTGAACGCTTCGCCAAAGGCGAAGGCGGCTATGGCGGAGGCTCAATGGTGGGTGCGGCTGCCGCAGGTCTGTTCTTTCCGCCAGCCGGCGCTCTACTGCTCTTGAAGCACGGTCATGCTTCGGTGATTCCGGCGGGCGCGATCCTGACAGTCCACGTTACCGCGAACACATCCGTCGCTGGTTTTGCTGTTGTAGCACCCGTTCAGCAGCCGGTGCCCGCCGCGCGTCCTGCTCAGGCCATGATGGTGATCTCGTCAACCGCAGATCAGTCCTCGCAGACGCTCGGTGATAAAACTGCGAACCCATCGGCGCAACCGGAATCGCTGGGCGAATACGCACGGCGAATGAAGGCGGAGAAGTCCGCGCAACCACCGCAGTAACTCGGTTTTTCTCCCCTGGCAATTGGCGGCTCCGGCTTCTCCCCGGAGCCGCTTCTCTAATAGCAAGTGAAGCACTGAGTAACTCTCCAATTAGGCGCCGACGGAAACTGTTTTATTGTCAGTCACGAAGTGCCCCCCACAACCCCAGACCATGTTCCGGCGCATTTCCCCGCCGGCACGACGGTCAAGTTCACCCGCGCTCTGGACAATTTCACTCCGGCGGACGGGTGGGCTTATAAGATCTACCTGAACGGTCTCACCACGAAATTCAACCGCGCGGCGACCGTCTTCGACTCCGGCAGTTTTCTCATCACCATCCTTCCGACCGACACCGAGTCACTTCCTCCGGGTCCCTACCGCTACTGCGAACGTCTCAGCAACCCCGGCACGAAATTCGTACTCACGCAGGTTGCGATCGACGGCGAGGGAAACGGGATCTATTCGTTTTCGTCCTGGTCCGGTCCGGCGCCGTACGAAGGTCTCACCGTGACGATCACGGAGTTCGTGAACGAGGGAAACAACGTGGTCGCTGCGATCTCGGCGATCGAGATCGAGGATGGCGGCGGGACGTTCACCGTGGCGAACTCCACGGCTGTCGCCGAAACAAATCCGGCCGCGGCTGCAGGTCCGCCGGAGGTCTACGACATCCGTGGCGACGAGCTGGTGATCAACGTCGAGCCGGACGCCGCGACTTCCGCTGCCGGCACGTTCCAAACTTTCGCGGAGAAAACTCTGGCCGTCATCGAGGCCGCCATTGCCGGCAATCTCACTCCCGCGATTTCGAGCTATCAAATCGCCGGGCGCGCCGTGGTGAAGATCCCGCTGAAGGATCTGCTGCAGCTCCGCGGTCTGTACCTCGCGGCCGTCTGGCGCCAGCAACATCCCGGACGTCTCGGCGTGCCGTACAAAGTCGAGTTCACCGTGCGCGAAGAAAACAATTATCCGCCGACGTGGACCGACGTCACCGGACTCGACCGATGGTAAAGCTCCCGCCTTTCCTCGATCGCATCGCCAAATTTTTCACCGGCAAACGCAACCTCACCGTGTTCAACGGCGCGAGCGGCTCGCGGCTTTCGATGGACTGGATTGTTTCGATCCTGTCCGCCGACGCCGAAATCAAAGGCAACCTTCGCCTGCTACGCGCGCGCGCGCGCGAGCTCTCGCGCAACAATCCCGTGGTGAAGAGCTACCTGAAGATCCTCATCGCCAACGTCCTCGGCGAGAAGGGCATCGGGTACCAGCCGATGGTCCGCAACAATAACGACGAGCTGAACCAGGGCTTCAATACGAAAATTTCGAAGGCCTGGTGCGACTGGGCGAAGAAGGGAAACTGCACTGTCGATAAAAAGTACTCGTTCCGCCAGATCCAGACGCTGGTGCTGAAAACCGTGGCGACCGACGGCGAGGCTTTTGTTCGCATGGTTCCCGGCTTCAACAATAAATATCGCTTCGCGCTGCAGATGATTGACCCGGACCAGGTCGACCACCTTTTTTCGCGCTTCGCCTCGACGCGGGAGAACGAGATCCGCATGGGCGTGGAAGTCGACAAGTGGGCGGCGCCCGTCGCTTACTGGGTCAATCCCTCACATCCCGCCGATCTGGGCGGCTCGCTCGAGCGCGAACGGATCCCGGCGGAGTACATAATTCATTTGTACGATCCCGACCGCGTGAACCAGACGCGCGGCGTCACCTGGTTTCATCCGTGCATGGTGGAGCTGCGCATGCTCGGCGGTTACGTCGAAGCCGAGCTGGTCGCCGCGCGCGTGGGCGCCGCAAAGATCGGTTTCCTGAAGTACGACGATCCCACCGCGTTCGAACAGCCGAACGCCGACGCGAAGTACCGCATCGAAGCGAACCCCGGAGTCATCGAAACGCTTCCGCCCGGAATGTCTTTCGAGCAGTGGAATCCCGATCACCCGTCCGGCGCGTTCTCCGTTTTCGTGAAGGGCATGCTTCGTTTCGTCGCCGGCGCGCTCGGCGTTTCCTATAACGCGCTGGCGTCCGACCTCGAGGGAGTGAACTACTCATCGATGCGGTCCGGCCTGCTCATCGAGCGCGACCAGTGGAAGATGTGCCAGTCGCTCGTGAAGGAATCTTTTCTGCAGCAGATTTTCGAGTCGTGGCTTTCGATGGCTCTACTCTCCGGGCAGCTCGTGCTGGACTCGCGCGATCCCTCGAAGTTCATGGAGGGCAAGTGGCAATCGCGCGGCTGGCAGTGGGTTGACCCGCTCAAGGACGTGCAGGCGTCCATTCTCTCCGTCGGCGCCGGCTTCGACACGCGCGACGAGATCATCGCGCAGGCTGGCGGCGATGTTGAAGACGTGTTCGAGCAACTCGCCGAGGAGAAGAAGCTGGCCACTTCGTACGGGCTGGACTTCACCATCTCGGCGACGAAGCCGACTGTGCAGAAGGGTCCGCAGGATCCCGTGACCGCCGGCGACGACGAGCCCGACGAGCCGCAGGAGGAAGTCGAAGCAACGGGCAAGAAAAATATCGTGGCGATGAGGAGGGGTCAATGAACCCAACAGAGCGCGCGGAAAACAAGGAACTCGGGACCGAGATCCCGATGCTGTTTCGCAATTTTGAAATCTTGACAATGACGCCGGTCGTGCGAAAGACCGACGAAGAAAAAAAAGCCGCCGAGGTCAGACGGGCTGAGCGGAAGGCCAAGGGCCAGGCCGCGGATCCCGACGACGAAGAGGACGGCGAGGCTGCCGGCGAACGCGACGCGGACCGATTCAACATTTCGATTTCGTCGGAGTATCCAGTCCAGCGCTGGTTCGGGAATGAAGTCCTCGACCACTCACCCGAGTCCGTCGACCTCTCGCGCGCGAAGCAGGGTCTGTCGTTTCTGGATTCGCACGATGCCAAATCCGTGATCGGCATCGTCGAGAAGGTGAAGGTCAAGGACAAGCGGCTTCAGGGCGTGCTGCGATTCAGCCGGAGTCCGGCCGCGCAGTCTGTGAAGCAGGACGTCCAGGACGGGATCCGAAAGTTCATCTCTGTCGGGTACGGCGTCAATGAGTACTCGCTCGATAAATCCTCGAAAGAGGAAGGCGACACCTATCGCGCGACGAAGTGGGCACCGATGGAGGCCAGTTCGGTTGGCGTGCCTGCCGATCCAACTGTCGGGCACGACCGCAAGGCGGGGGAGCGTCTTTTCCCCGTGAGTGTTCGGAGTAGTGGCAGTGCAACAGATCCGGCTCCCAAGCCGAAAATCAAGGAGGGTACCGTGGAACCAACAGTCATCACAGCAGAACAATCCCGGACCGCCGCCGCTGAAATTTTTCGGCTCGGCAAGGTGCACGGGGTTGAGCATGACGTAGTCGTGAAGATGGTCGCCGAAAACAAAACGGTGGACCAGGCTTCGCGTGAAATTCTCGATTTGGTTGCCGCGCGCGGCGGAAAGCAGCTCGTGCTGCCAGCGGCTGAGAACGCGGACCGCATCGCTCTCACCGATCAGGAACAGCGGAGCTACAACCTGGCGCGCGGGATCATGGCCGCAGTTCAAAACATCGAACTGAATTCGTCCGGCGGTCAGGGCGCGAAGCGCGAGAACACCTTTGAGCTCGAGATCTCAGCCGAGATCGAGAAGCGCTACAAGGGTCCAACGCACGGCGGTTTGTTCGTGCCTTGGTCGTTGCGTCACGCATGGACTCCCGAACTCGAGAAGCGCTTCGCCGGCGCTCTCAAGACGCGCGCGGGTCTGGACTCCGGCAACGCCACAGCGGGCGAAACGCTGAAGTTCACCGAGCCCGGGGAGTTCATCAAGTATCTGTACAACCGGATGCGGGTGAAAGAACTCGGCGCGCGGACCGTCTCGGGTCTCCGCGACAACGTCTCCTATCCCAAACAAACGGGACGGGCGACCGGCTCGTGGGTTGCTGAAAATCCAGGCACCGACGTCGCCGATTCCGCGCTGACACTCGGAGCAATCGCCAGCCAGCCGCACTGCTACCAGTCATCGTCGAGCTACTCGCGCCAGTTGCTGGCGCAGGCCGTCATCGACGTCGACTCGCTCGTGCGCGAAGACCTCGCGCGCGATCTCGCGCTCGCGGTCGACTCGGCCGCGATCTCCGGCTCCGGCTCGAGCAATCAGCCGACCGGGATCATCGCCACGACCGGCGTGCAGAGTTACGTGATGATTGCGGACACGGCCAACGGCGGCGCTCCTTCATGGAACGACGTCGTGATCATGGAAGAGCAGCTCGAGGACGTGAACGCGGATCAGCTCGGGGACGCGGGATGGCTCACTACGCCCGCGATGAAGTCCACGCTGAAGCGCATCGCCCGCCTCGGGAACACCATCGGCCTGCCGATCTGGGCCGACGACAACACCGTCGACGGACTCGAAGCGCGTTCCACGAACCAGGTCTCGAAGACCGGCACGAAAGGCACGGGCACGAACCTTTCAACGCTAATTCTGGGTGTGTTTAACACCATGATTATCGGTATGTGGGGGTCCGGCTTCGAGCTGGTGGTCGATCCCTACCGCTTGAAGAAGCAGGGAATGATCGAGCTCACCACGTTCATGCTGACCGACATCACGCTGACCTATCCACAGGCGTTCGTTGTCGCGCCGGCGGTCATCGCGTCGTAGTCCAACATTCAACCGTGGCGAAATCTAAAAGCGCCGGGCGGGTGATTCACCCGCCCGGTTTGCGGAGGAAAAAGTGGAAGCCAAGACGAAAAAAATTAAGGTCGTAAAGCCGATCATCATCGAAGGCAAACACGTCGAAGCGGATTCAGTTCACACGCTTCCGCGGCACAAGGCCATCGAACTCATCGGCTCGGGTTGCGCAATGCCGGCGGACGACAGCGACGAATCTGACGAAACGAAGACCGTGAAAATCGAACACGGTGATCCGACTCCGAAGCACGGGGACCCGGATCCGACCAAGCGTCAGACGGCCAAGAAATAAATGCCGCTGCCGTCCGCAGCCGCGGCTTTTGGCGATGCCGATATTCCCGCTTTGATGGCGGACATGGGCATCGCCATCACCGTTGGCGGCGTGGCCGGCATCGGACTTTTCGATGCCGCCGACGAGGTGCTCGTTCAGGACGCGCAGCGCGGTCAGGTTGTCGCGCTGATGAGCACGCTCACGGTCCAGACTTCGGCCTTTCCAGCCGTCGCGATCGACGCGCCGGTTGTGATCGGACTTTTGAATTTCACCGTCCGCGAACGCATGCGCATCGGGGACGGCGGTCTGACCAAGTTGCTGCTGGGCACGGCATAGGAGCTGCATGGCTTCGATTCGGGAGCAAATCATCGTTGCGATGGTCGCCGCATTCAACGCAGGCGGCGGTCCCGCAGGACTCACGGTGCACCGCGAAAGAACGCGGCCGATCGAGACCGACTCGCTTCCGGCGGTGATGGTCTACAACGATGACGATCAACCGAAGCCTCTTGCGCAGCAGAGCTATCGAGCTCCACTGGTCGAACGCCAGCTCACGGTCGGCGTGCAGTGCCGCGCACAGGGTTCGGTCAGCGAGACGCCCGACGCTGCGCTGGACCCTGTGCTCGTGTGGGTACTGAAGAAAATGTTTTTAGACGAGACGTTCGCAGGTCTCGCCAACGGAGTTGAAGAGATTCGGACGGTGTGGAGCTCCCGCGAGGGAGACAAACCAATCGCCGCCGCGACGATTCACTTCACGATCAAGTATCGAACGAGCAGGACCGACCCGACTTCAAAGTCTTAGGAGGAAAAGAAAATGCCGCCACAAATCATCACCCCGATTAATTATCCGGTTCCGCACATCCCCATGCTCGGAAAGGGTTCGGTGCTGCTCGACATCTTCGATGCGAACGGCAACCCGACCGGTTTCCAGCATCTCGGGAACTGCACCAAGTTTGAGCTCGACCTGAAGGACGACATCGCCGAGCTCTACCAGTCGCTCAACAGAAACGTGACGCTGATTGCGACGGCGCTGAAAAAACGCCAGCCGAAGATCACCATCGAGGGCACGGACTTTTCGTCCGGCCACGTGGCCATCGCTCAGATGGCTCCGGGCAAGACCTCGCTCGCGACCACGGCTTCGACTTTCACCACCGAGATCCTCGCGTCGGCCACTTGCTCGAAGCTCGGGAAGTTTTTCCGAACGGCGAACAAGAACATCGACAACGTCGCCGTCCCGCCCGTGGTGAAGTCCGGCTCGACGACTCTGGCTGCCGGCACCGACTACGTGGTTGCGGATCCCGTCACGGGGATGATTTACATTCCGCTCACCAGCACCGAGGTCGAGGGCGACGCGCTCACGATCACCTACAACACGCTCGTCGGCGCGTTCGACCAGGTTGCTGGCGCGACCGTGCCCTTCCAGTACGGGCACATCCTGTTCGAGCCGGATCCGGTCGACGGCCAGAAAATCGGTTGCGATATCTGGCGCGTGAACCTCAACCCGAACGGGCAGCTCGGGCTGATTGCCGACGACTACGGCAAGTGGCAGCTCGACGGAAATATTTTGGACGACACCGCGAACCATCCGGCGTCGCCGTTCTATCTGTACACGTTCTACTAGATTTCACCGGCAACGGACCTTTGGAAGGGGAAGGCAGGGACTGCATCCCGCGAAAACGTTTCTGGCGCTGCGGACGGCGGTGAATCGAGCGAGAGGATCTCGGGCAGTTCTACGCCGTTGCCGGTGAAAAGTTTTTCAGAGTAAGCGGGCGGTCACACCGTCCCGGAGGCGGAAATGGGCGAAGCAACGATCAGGCTGGACGGGAGGGAGTTTGCCGGCATCTCTCAATCTCTCACCTCAAATCAGGACGATTACATCCTCGCGCATCTCAGGCTCGCCGGCGCCATCGATGTCCTAACCGATGGCGATGGTAAAGAGCGAACGAACGACGAACGCGCCAACGAACTGCTCACCCAGATTCTTCTCTCCGGCCGCAAACACTTCATCCTGGCCGGGTGTCTCACCGAGGTGGGCAAAAAGTGGAGCCGCGCGGATGCGGATCTGAACGCGGTGAAATTTGCGGAGATCAGTTCGTTTGAGGAAAAGACGCTGATGCGGACCGCGACGGTGAGGTTCGTCGTCGGTTTTTTTCTGTCCGGGGAACCATCATCGGCGAGTTCCCCGAAATCTTCGAACCATCGCGGAAAGGTCCGCCGTACCGCGAGCGCGGATCCCGCGACCTCGGAGACTTCTCCGCAATAATTCGCGTGATGGCGGGGCACGATCCGTCGCGCTTTGAAGTGGTGATGGACTGGCCGCTGCGCGATCTGTTTCTCGGGTACCTCGCGCGGTTGAAAGAGCAGGCGCAACGGAACTACGAAATCGAGACGCTGGTGTGGGCCGCTCTCGCTCCGCACCAGAAGCGGCAAACGACACCGCCCAAGCTGCCGAGTATTTTGCGCTGACGAGGAGACAGAGTGCCCGATTCTCCAGAAGTCAAAGTCAAACTCACCGCCGAGGACCAGGGCGTCGCCTCCGCCATCAGGGAACTCGGCACTCAGCTCACCAATCTAAAATCGAAGCAGGACGAGACGGCGACCAGCTCGCTGAATCTCTCGAAAGCTTTTCAGGGAATCGCCGCGGCTGCAGCAACCATCCGGCTCGCTTCGTTCGCAAAGGAAGCCTTCGACTCTGCGGTCAACATCGGCAAGATGGCCGACAAGACCGGACTCACCACGCAGACCCTCAGCGTCTTCCACAAAGTCGCCGCCGACGTGGGCGTCTCGACCGAGTCCGTCGACAAGGGCCTGATTCGAGCCGCGAAATCGATCACGCAGTTCGAGCAGGGCAGCAAGGCCGCGACGCTGGCGTTCGCCGGACTCGGGATCACCACGAAATCTTTCATCGGTCTGAACGCGGACCAGAAACTTATTTTGCTCACCACGGCGATCGGCAAGCATGCAGCGAGCCTGTCGAAAGCGAATGCCGCGCAACTCATTTTTTCGCGTGGCGGCGCCGAGATGATTCTCGTGGCGAACGCTCTGGCCGCGCAGGGAATGGACAAGGCGACCGAGGCGACTTCGCGGCTCGGCTTGCTGCTCGACCAGACCACCACAGATTCGTTCCGCGCGGCGAAAGCGTCCATGCAGGAACTCGAGGACGCCGGCAAAGGAGTAGCGACGCAGTTCGAGGCCGGCCTGCTCCCGGCGATCTCCGACGTTTCAGAAGCTGTGCTCGAGTCGATCGACATCGGCGGAAAGAGCGGAGACGGTTTCAGGGAAATGGGGAAAGTTGCGGCGACCGTAGTCAAGGACATCGCGGGCGCCTTCATCTCGATGGGCGTGATCATCTCGGCGGAAATCGTCGGCGTGGGCAGCGACGTCGCCTCCACGTGGACCCAGATGAAGATCGGCGCGACCAGCTCGTTCCAGGCCATCGCGCTTGCGGCGAAGGGACATTTCGGCGAAGCAAAAGCGGCCTTCGATGCCGGCACGCGCGACATGCTGCGCGAATCAGCCGACAACGCGGCTCGGCAAAAAGCGATCTGGGACGACGCTGGCGTTCACATCCGCATGTCGATGGAGAATCTTTTCCCGTCCGACGCGGAGGAAGCCGCCCGCGCGCGCGCGCGAGTCGCCAGGTTGCGGCCCGAGGATCAGCAAAAAGAAGGGCCGACTCTCGTTACCCCGGAGGTGAATGAAGGAGCGGAAAAAGCCAAGCTCGGTCTCGCGCTCAAGCTGATGCAGGATGAACTCGAGGTTAAAAAGGCGCTGGCTTCCGAGCAGGCCGGAGTGGACAAGCACGCCTACGAAGAGGGCCTGCTCAACCTGAAGGATTATTACGCGCGCCGTCGCGCCGAGATCGTCACCGAAAACGAAGCGGAGAAACAGATCCTGATGAAGGAACTCTCCGACGTTCAGGCGCAGCTCACTCGAACGACGGAACGTCAGACAGCGCTCTCCGCAAATCCGGCCGCGACCGATAAGCAGAAGGACACCCTCGAGGCGCAGCGGCTCGGCTACCTGCAGAAGATCGACGAGCTGAGCACGCAGCTCCAGCTCAAAGACATCGCCGCCGGCACGAAGATCGGAGCGCTCGACGAGGAACAGCAAAAGGCGCAACTCGAAGCCGATCAAAAACACCTCGCGTTCCAGAAAGAGATTGCGGAGCTGCAGGGAAAAAAACCGCAGGCGGCGCAGGCGGAAATCACCGCGGAGGCTGCCACGCGGACGCGCCAGGTTCAGCAGGCCGGCGGTCCCGACATCACCGCGAATCTTGCGGAGATCGAGACCTGGAAGCAGTTGAAGCTCGCCGTCGCGGACTACGACACGGCCAAGAAAAAAACGGAGGAGGACACCAAAGCCTTCGAGATCCAGAAAAAATCGATTCAGCTCGAGACCAAGGCCGGCGGTCTCTCTCCGATCGAGGAAGAAAAACAAATCAACGAACTCATTAAGGCGCGGCTCCCGTTGCTGCAGGCCGACGCCGCGGCCGAGCTCTCCGCCGCGCAGCGGACGGGCAGCCAGGATAACGTCGCCGCCGCTCAGAACACCACGCAGCAGATTCAGAATCTGACCGTTTCTTCCAACCAGCTCGGGACCCAGGTCGAGGGCGCGCTGACCTCCGACTTCATGAATTTTTTCCAGACCGTCGGCAGAGGAACGAAAACGGTTGCGCAACAGTTCGAAGGCCTGGCAGCCAGCGTCGTGCAGTCGATCGAGAAAATCATCGAGAAGATGTTGCTGCAGCTCATCATGACCAAATTGCTGAAGGCTGCCTCGAGCGGCGCGGGATTCGCGGGCGGCGGATCCGTGGGCGGTGGAGGTGGAGGCGGCGGGTTTGCCGAGGGCGGTCTCATCAAGGGGAGCGGCGGTCCGAAGTCCGATTCCATTCCCGCGCGCGTTTCACCCGGGGAGTACATCGTGAAGGCCGACGCCGTGAGCGCGTTCGGCGTCCACAACCTCGAGGCCATCAACCGCGGCCTGCGGGTTCCTTCGCTAGCAGATCTTGCGATGCCGAAATTCGCCGAGGGCGGACTTGTCGGCGCCGCCGGCGGGAGCTCGCCCTCGAGCATCAATCTCGGCATCGAGCTGGACAAAGGTTTGATCTTGAAGCACCTCGCCAGCAAGGATGCCGGCAGGATCTTCCTGACCCACCTCACCAACAATCCGAAGGCGGCGGGGAAAGCTCTCTCGAGGAGTGGCGGATAAAAGGAGAACGCGATGCTCTTGCTGATTATTGTTTTGGTTCTGCTGTTCGGCGGAGGTGGCGGTTACGTCGGCTACCGAAATTGGGGAGCTGGCGGAGGCCTCGGGATCCTCGGGACGGTGCTGCTCGTCGTGCTCATCTTTTACTTGCTCGGCATGATTCGCTGAGGGGGGAACGGAATGTCAGTCCTGACTGGAAGCGCGACGGACTACGCGGATCTGTTGAATCAGCTCGACTCGTTTCTGACGTCGACGGGTATGGCGCTGACGCCGTCTTTCACCGGCGCGGGGAACGGCACCATCGCTGCGCTCGGCGGATCCGCGAGCGTGGCCGAGGTCATTACCGTCACGTTCTCGAGCGCGACGGCGTTCGCTGTGGTGGGTTCGGTGTCCGGCGCTCTCGGCGCTGGCGTCGTGGGCACGCCGTTCGTTTCGACGAAAGCGAATCTGACCGTCACCGCGGGCGGCACAGCGTTTTCATCTGGCGATGTTTTCACCTTCAGCGTCACTCCGCCGTGGACCTCCATGCGTCGCACCGCCGGCGTGGAAATGATTTGGAAGGCTCCGGGCAACGGAGGCCTCGACCAGATCCTTGTGGGCGCGCAGATTTTTTTCGATCCCACGGGCAATTACTACAACTGGCGGCTCGGCGGTTTCCTGGCTTTCGATTCCGGCAGCGTGTTCGACCAGCAGTCGGGATATGTCGGCGGGATCTCGCAGGCTTCACCGTCGCCGGTCCTGCCGCTCTGGGATTCCACGATTCCGTTTTGGTTCATTGCGAACGGTCGCCGCGCGATCGTCATCGCGCAAATCTCCGGCGTCTACATGACCTGCTATCTCGGTTTCCTCGCGTCGTACATGTCGCCCGGCACTTTTCCCTATCCGCTCATCGTGGGCGGAAGCCTCGCGTTCGCGTCCACCGAGCCCGCGGTTGGATCACCGAACTGGCGCTGGAGCTACGCGGGGACCGAAATGCGCGCGTTCGCTTTGCCGGTGCCGCTCAACCTCGGCGCCGACTCCGACAGCTCGCTCCGGCTCCGGTTGCCCTCGGGGATCTGGCGCGGCTTCAGCACGTCCGCGGCTGACGCGACCTACGGAAAAGTCTGGCCGTATGGATGGGTCAACATCTCGGCGTGGGACTGGCGTCCGAATCTCGACGGCAGCTACCCCATGCTTCCCGTCGTGCTCTGCGACAACACGCCGAACGTCTATGGCGAACTCGAGGGAGTTTACGCGATCACCGGCTTTTCGCAGGGCGCGGAGAACACCATCACCGTCGGCGGGATCCAGTATCTGGTCGTGCAGAACGCGTTCAGAAATACCAAGTCCGATTTTTTCGCCGTGCGACTGAGCTGAGGGAGAAAACATGTACGCGAATGGCAGCGCGACGTCCAGCACCGATGCAGTCCAGCAGCTCGTGACGTTTCTCGTGGCGGCCGGCTGGACTTCGGATATGAGCGCGGCGGAAGGATCCGGCTGGCGCGCGCACCTTCACCTCGGCGGAAACTACGTCCACATTCGCGCGTCCGAGAACGAGTCGCCGTGGCTGCAGGATTTTGGACCTGCCTACGCGATCGATATGTACACCGGGACCGCGTTCGACTCCGGCCAGGCCTGGAACAATCAGGTGCCCGGAGCTCCCATCGCCGCCGGCGGCGTCAATCCCATCGGCGTCGGCATGCCGCTCTCCGCAGGTCCGTTCTCGAATTATTATTTTTTCACCGACTCGACGGGCGAGAACGTCGTGGTAGTGATCGAGCAGACCGCCGGACTCTACAAATTCATGGGATGGGGACCGTCGCTCAACAAGGCTGGCGCTTACACCGGCGGGCCTTATATTTTCGGATCCGCGTCAGGCTTCCAGGCTCACAATCCCGCTGGCGGAATCCAGCCTGGTTTCGCAGTGACGTCGAACTGTCCCGGTTGCAACGCGGACGGACTCGCCGGTACCTGCGTGCTCGTTCGCGCCGACGTCGACTCGTTCACCGGCCTGTGGATTGGCTGCAGCCCAAACACCACACCGAACTGGGGCTATACCGGTAAGCTCGGAGATTCATCGGTCTTCGCGCCGGGACTCACGATGCGAGGGCAGTTCCCGGTCAACGGCTACGTGAACCAGCCGTATGATTTCTGGCGTCTGCAGACCAGCAACTTCGACGGGCGCGCGAATCTCCTGCCGATCCTGCTCTGGGTTTTGCGCGACGGCACGACCACGGGCTTCTCTCTGCTCGGCGATATCCCCGGCGTCTACCAGGCCAACGCCGTCGGCAACGGATTTTCCGACGCTGAGGAATATCCCATCGGCGCCAACACCTACAAGCTGTTCCCGCACTTCGCCGTCCAGAAGGTCGTCTGATGAATTCGCCCGGCGATCTCCGCGTTCTCGGCGCCGGGCAGATCTTGCCGTCCAATCTCTCGAGCAACATCCTCGCGGCCGTCGCAGTCACTGCTCTCTCTTTCGGCATGGGAAGTACGGCGCTCAGCGGCAGCAGCAGCGCGCCGCCGGCGACCACGCACGCTCACCATGCGCTCGTTGGCCAACGCGTCGAAATGTTCGGAGGCGTGCTGTTCGAGCGCGTGATCGTGCTTCCGCGCGTGAAGGGACTCAATTTCGTTTTGACCGCCACGCAGTTCCCGGTCGAAGTGTGGAACGCATTCCGTGATTCAGACCAGACGCTCGAGTCGATTGCGATCAACGGCAGCGGCGGGTTGACGCTCGACGACGCGTACGGCCTGCCTCTGGTTTTTGCTGCGCTCGATTCGCGGATCTATCAGGCCACGGTGCCGAGCGCCGGCGCGCCGGAGATCAACCTCGACGTCGTGTTTAATTTTCTTTGGGGGATCCTCGGCGCCGACGTCGAGGTCACCGGCTCGCGCATCACGCTTTTTTCCGTCGCTCCCGATTGGAGCGAGGGCATGGCGGAATCGATCGAGTATCTGACCGACGTCCTGAAAGCCTACGACGACAGCGAGCAACGCCGCGGTTTGCGGCAGTTTCCCCGGCGCGCGCTGCGCTATCGCGCGCTCACGCTGAATGCGCGCGACGCCGCTGGCATGGAGTCGCTCATCTGGGGCTGGCAGGACCAGCCGTACGGAGTTCCCTGGTGGCCGGACGCGACCGCGCTCACCGCCGACATCGAGGCCGGCAGTTTCATCATCCCGTGCGCGACCGCCGACCGCCTGTTCGCGATCGGAGGCCTGGTCTGCATCTGGGTCAACGAATATTTATTCGAGGCGCTCACGGTCTCGGGTGTCGCTTCGGATTCCGTCACGGTTTCTTCGCCCACGCAGTTCGCATGGAGCGCTTCGCCGGCGACGCTGGTGATGCCGGTGTTTCTCGCGCGGCTGCCGGACTCCGTGAAGGTCCAGCGCTTCTCGAGTGAAATCGATCAGGCGGACCTCGAGTTCATCGGCGAGGCGCAGCAGGTCGCTCCCGCTCCAGTCGTTTCGCTCACTCAGTATCTCGGCATCGATGTTCTCGAGCTGGCGCCGAACTGGGAGGCCACGCTCGAGCGCACCTACAAGCGCTCGATGATTACCATCGACCCGAAGGTCGGACCGATCACCGTGGTGGACAAGGGCGGTAGCGCGATCGTCGGACATCCGTTCCCTTGGTGGCTGGACGGCCATCCGAACATCACCACATTTCGCGCGTTCATCCTGAAGCGATTCGGGCAGCTCAATAATTTCTGGATCCCGACGTGGGATCAGGATCTCGTGCTGGACACGAGCGTCGGTCCAACCGATCCGACGATCATCATCGACTCGGAGTTCTACACTCAGTTTTTCTTTCCCACTCCGGCGCGGCGTTTCATCGCGTTCATTCCCATCGATGGATCCGGCAACGTCTACCGCCAGGTCACCAACTCCATCGCCAACGACGACGGCACAGAAACTCTCACGCTCGACTCGCCGACCGGGAAAGCATTCGCGGCCGGGAGCACCATGATTTCGTTTCTCACTCTCGCGCGACTCGGGGCTGACCGCACCGAGATCAAGTGGGACACGAACGATCACGCCGAGTCCGTACTTTCGCTCGAGGAAGTTCCGAGGGAGCTGCCGTCATGAGCTACGACGCACTCGAGCAGGGAGCCGGCTCAGAGCCGTACGAACTTTTTCTGTTTCAGGGAGTCGGGATCTCGTTCGCGCTCACCAACGCCGACGAGCCGATCACCTACCTCGGCAACGTCTACACGCCCACGACCATCGGTCGCAGCGAAGTGGACCAGTCGAACGAAGTTGTGTCCGGGCAGATCAAAGTTTATGTGCCGAAGGATCACCCGCTGGCACAAATTTTCATTCCCTACCTTCCGGCGTCGCCGATTTCGCTGCTGGTTTACGGTTCACACTACGGCGACAGCGAGACCGTCTCGCTGTTCACGGGCACGGTCGACTCCGCCAGATTCACCGACGAGTGTGAGTTCACCGCAAATTCCGATCAGTACTTGCTGCAGAACAAGATCCCGAAGCAGCTCTATCAATCGCCGTGCTGCCACGTGTTCGGAGATCCGGGATGCGGCATCGACCTCAGCAAGCACACCTATGCCGGCACGGTCACTGCGATCGATGCGACCGGGGCTGTGCTCACGATCCCCGCGTTCGCTTCCATTCCCGATTCGCTGCAGGGCGGCTACCTGAACTGGGGCAATGCCAAGCGGATGATTGTGGCGCAGGTCGGAGCGACGGTGACGCTGCTCTCTCCCATCGCGGGGCTGACCGTGGGCCAGCCGGTCTCGGGCGTGGCCGGTTGCGCGCTGACGTTCGCGGCGTGCTCGACGTACAGCAACATTGCAAATTTTTTCGGCTTCGATCTCATCCCTGAAATCAATCCGTTCGATGGGAGCGCGAGTATCGGCTAAAGGTTGGTGAGTCTTCTTCTGGCTTTTGCTTCTCCTATTCGTCGCCACTACCGTCGTCGGCGTGCTGCTCGCTCCCCATCAACAGGGACCGGCGCCCAGCGCGCTCGGGGACTTCTCCGTGCCGACGGCGCAGGAGGGACGCGCGATCCCCTACGTGCTCGGGACGGTGAAGCTGCAGGGCGGGAACACGGTTTGGTGGGGCGACCTGAAGGTCAAGCCGATCGAGCCGAGCCTGTTGATGCTGATTTTTTCTCTGGGCATGGCGAAGTCCACGGGCTTCCAGTATTACCTCGGCGTTCAGTTCGCGCTCTGCAAGGGTCCGGTCGATTTGCTGCTTTCGATCGAGGCGGACAAAAAAGATGTCACCTACGTGGCCACGCCGATCTTGAACGGATCCGGCAGCGAGAACTATTCGCAGCTCATCGTGGATGCTCCCAATCTTTTCGGCGGCGTCACTCCGGGCGGCGCCGGAGGACTCTCGGGTGAGATCGACTTCTACCGCGGCGTTCAGACGCAGCAACCGAACGACTATCTGACCGCGAAGCAGGGCCGCGTGGTGCTGGACCAGCTCGGCATCGGCTACACCTTCGCCGGCGTCGGCAACGGAACCATGACGCTGCTCTCCGGCGGGAGCTCATCGAAAAACGAAACGCTGACGTTCACCGCCGAGAGCATCGACGGCAACTCCGCCGACTCCACCTACCAAAAGATGAAGTTCTCCGTTCACGGAAGCGTCTCGGGATCCATCAGCGCGACCGAGCCCAACGGCGACGGCTCGCACGCGTGCTGGGCGGACCAGGCGTTTTCCTCTCCACAGATCAACGTCACGATCGACACCGGCTCGACACAGTTCGCTCCGGGAGATCAGTTCGTCGTACAGACGCAGCATGCGTTCACCGCTCCGGCCTATCCCAAGCTGTGCTATGCGGTTTTCCGTCAGCTCTACGTGGGCACCTCAAACTACCTGAAGCCGCTCGCGTTCATCTTGCGGCGCTGCCCGGATCCGTTCGGCCAAGGTGCCGGCATCGCCAACATCAACGGCGACGCCAATCCCGCGCTCGGAATTTACGACCTGATGACCGACATCGATTCCGGTCTGGGGATTTTGCCGACGACCATCGATGCCGCGAACTTTCAGGCCGTCGCCGTCGTGCTGGCCGGCGAGGGTCTCGGGGTCTCGATGCAGTTCGACACGCAGGCGACCGCCGACCAGCTCCTTGGCGAGATCTGCCGCCACATCGACGGCGTTCTGTACACGGATCCTTCCAGCGGATTGTGGACGCTCAAGCTCGCGCGGGACGACTACGACGAGGAAACGCTTCCGGTGCTCGACGTTTCCAACGTGGTCGCCACGCCGGATTTTTCGCGCAGCTCGTGGACCGAGACGACCAATCTCGTGAACATCAAGTTTTGCTCGCGGCTGAACAATTTCAACGACCGCATTGCGACCGGCTACGACCCGGCCAACATCGCCATCACCAACACGGTCCGTCCGCAGACCATCGAGTTCCGAGGGATCTCGCAGGAGGCCGCGGCTGCGCTGATCAACACGCGCGTGCTGAAGACGCTCACCTATCCGCTCGGCAAACTCAAAGTCGTTTGCAACCGGACCGCGTGGAAGTTCCGTCCGGGCGGAGTTTTCGTGTTCACCTGGTTGCCGCTCGGAATCGACGCCATCGTTTTCCGCGTGACGCGCATCGCCTACGGCGAGCTGCTCGACGGGAAGATCACCATCGACGCGGTCGAGGATATTTTCGGCATCGAGTTCGCCGCGTTCGCCACGCCGCCGCCGTCCGGTTGGATCAATCCGCTGGGCGCTCCGCTCGCTCCGGCCGCGCAGCAGCTTATCGAGCTGCCCTACCACTTCAACCAGACCGGGATCTTCGCGCTGGCGATGTGCGCGCGCGGCGATGGCACTTCGACGAGTTACGAGATCTGGGTAAACGAGGGCGGTGGAGATTTTCTCGGCAATCTGGTGAACGGTTTCTGTCCCATCGGACTTCTCTCGGCCGCGTACTCAGCCGCGACGCCGGCAGTCGACTCGACCGGATTCACGCTCGCTCTCGCAGGCCAGGTTGATCTCGACGCGCTCGCGAGCGTCAGTCTGGAGGACGTGGTAAGCGGAAAGCTTCTCGCGCTCATCGATGAGGAAATCATCGGCGTGCAGAACGTGATCCCGAACATCGACGGGACCTACTCGTTCACCGGGATCATGCGCGGCGTCTGCGACACCGTTCCCGCCAATCACGCCGCCGGCGCGACCGTCTGGTTCATCTCTCAGGGCGTCGGAACGACGAAGCAAGCTCCCTACGCGGTGGCCGGCTCCGAGCAGGCGAAGCTGCTCCCGATAAATTCCTTCGGCGAGTATCCAATCGCTAGCGCGAGCTACGACGCCATCACCACGCGCTCGCGCGCCGCGCGTCCGTATCCGCCGGGCTGCCTGCAGGTCAACGGCGCTCCGTACGGAACGCGACCATCGACGATCATCGGCAGCATCGCGCTGACCTGGACGTCGCGCAATCGGTTGACGCAAACCGTGGCCGGTCTGCTCGTGGCGCAGGACGCTGGCGACATCGCAGGCGAGGCCGGACAGGTGTTTGATATCTACGTCATCGCCGCCGACACCGTGATCATTCGATCGGATCTCGGAGTCGCGCTGGAAACGTGGACCTACACTTCCGCGCAGCGCTTGGCGGACGGTCACCCGGACCCGATCACCATTCAGGTTTTTTCAAAAGTAGGAACACTCGAAAGCTTCATGCCGCAGGAGCTGGTCGTGACGATGGAGCCTGCCGGCTTTGGCTGGCTGTTCGGCGAAGACTTCGGAGGCTAATTCATGAGCGTAACGTACGGACCGAACAAAGGTTTCATGATCAACGCCCTCACCGGCGACACGTTCGACGTCGACTTCAGGAAACTTTTGCGCGGCTACGACGTGCTGATGATGTGCGCGGTGATCAGTAGGACGCTCACGGCGCCGCCGGGATCTCCGGCGAACGGCGCGTGTTACATCGTGGGCGCGAGTCCGACCGGCGCGTGGGCGGGCCAGACGAATTCTATTGCGGTGTGGACGACGGACAATCCCGCCACTCCGGGCGGGCTGTGGGAGTTCTATCCGCCGAAGGCCGGGTTTCTCGCCTACAGCGTTGCGGACGCCGCGCTCTATGAGTACAGCGGGACCGCGTGGGTTGCGGCTGGCGGCGGAGGCGGCGGCAGTGTGTTCGGTGCTTCCGGCCCGGCTCACTCGACGGGCATCGTCCCGGATCCCGGAGCCACTGCCGGGGTGACCAGGTTCTTGCGCGAGGACGCCACGTTCGCCGTTCCCGCCGGCGGAGGTGGAGGCGCGTCGGCGCCGTATTTCATCTCCGGGCGCGCGGACCAGGTCTTGAACGTCGGCGGCACTTTTTTCTCCGCGCAGAACGGGATGTACTTTTTCCATCTGCCGTTCGCCGTGACCACCACGCATCTGTGGCTTGACATCACGAGCGGGGACGGCACGCAGGTCTATGACTTCGGGATCTGCGACGACGCGGGAAATCTTTTGCTGAACCTCGGTCCGACGAGTTTTCCGGGGACCGGAAGTGTTTCGACCGCATGGTTGCAGGGCAGCACGACGTTGCCGGCAGGTTTTTATTATTTTTGCATCTCGGTCGCCAACGGCGCGTCGACGCTGCAAATTGCGGCGGGTCAGCAATTCTGGCCGGCGGCTCATCCGGTTTCGGCCACGGCTTCGACGGGCACGCTTCCGGCGACTCTCGCGCCGCCGACAGCCACGGGCTTCAACACCGCCGGATATGCGTCGCCGGCGTTCGCTCTGGAGTGATGTAAACAAAAGTTGTCAGTCCAAATTTAAGGTGAGATCGGGGGAGTGATGAATGGTCGAATCACGAGCGAGCCAACGCCAGAGGGCCGAATCGCTGCAGTCGCGCGGTCGCTGGCGCTCAGGATGAAAGACAAAGCCGGAAAGGAACCCGACTACGCAGACTACCGCGACGCGATGCGGCCGTACATCAAGCGGGAGCTGCTGCTCGCACAAATTGCCGAAGCGAGGCATCTCTCTGCCGATGCTCTCACGGCTCGCGTGGCGCAGCTCGCGATCGAACTAGCCGAGGTCAACAAAGAGATTGCGGCGGAGGATCAGCTTTGAATCCGCAGCTTCTCTACTCGCTACTGTGCCTCGCGTTCGGCGCCGGCGGCGTGTATTTCCTCATCAAGCAATCGCGGAAGGACGTCACCGGACTCGGGAAAGTCGTGCGCGGTGAAACAAAGAAAAACAATTCCCGCCATCAGAACGTGATGCTGGCGCTCATGCTCCTGGCTCCGGCGGAGCAGCGCGAGAAAATTGCGGAGCTGCTCAGGGACGTACGCGAGGACAGCGAATGAATTTCCCGCTCTCGATCGAAGCGATCTCCGAAGCCCTCGGGCCTTTCGGTCCGATCGAGAACGTCCGCGCGAACTGGCCGCTGGTCGAGTCGGCGCTCGATGCCTGCATGATTTATTCGCCGCTCTGCGCCGTCGGCGTCATCTCGACGATTGCGGTCGAGACCGGATGCTTTACTCCGATCAAGGAGCGCGGCGGTCCGGCGTATCTCACGAGTCTGTACGAAGGCCGGAAAGATCTCGGCAACACCGTGCCCGGCGACGGCGCGCTGTTTCGCGGCCGAGGCTTCGTGCAGATCACCGGGCGCGCGGACTACGCACGCTACGGACAGCTCATCGGACGGGATCTCGTCTCGAATCCCGACATCGCTCTGGATCCGTCCGTCGCCGCAGCGATCCTCGCCACTTATTTTTTCGAGCGCAAGATCCGCGCGTACGCGGACGCTCAGAACTGGGAAATGGTCCGGCGCCGTGTGGACGGCGGACTGAACGGCTGGCCCAGATTCATCGACGCGGTCTCGAAATTGACCGCAGCTCTTAGTTCCCCGCAGGGTGCGGGCAATTCGACGGAGGTGTCACCATGATTCACATTTGGATTTACTTCGGGCTGGCGATCGGCGGAATTGTGCTCGGCGTGCTCGGGCACAAGATGTTCGAAGAGAAGGCCACGGTCACAAAGGAGGAGCTCACGGGATGGGCGCAGCGGTTGCGCAACGCGGTGGTCGCTGATGCAACGACGGCGAAGACCTCGGTCACCAATCTCATCACCGATATCGAGAAAAAGCTCTGAGGAGGTCCGCGATGGTTTGGATTCGAGAACAGATCCACAAAGTTTTACAGATCACCCACGGGCGCTCGACGGCGTTTTTCATTTTGTTTTTCATCACCGGGAACGTCATGGCGATCAAACATCTTCTGACGCCGGTGTACGTCGGCTACATGGGCACGCTGGGCGGTCTGATTCTTGGGCACTCGGTGAAGGAAGACTGGGCCGAAAAAATGAACGGGCCGCGACCCGATGGCGGTCCAGATCTTCCGCCGCCGGGAGGTCCGAAATGTTGA